TTCTTTAACATTAATGCAGGGTATAAAAAAAGAATACCCTCGGCGAAACTTAGCCCAATTAATTTGATAGTGAACTGTCTCTATTTTCATTTGGCAACATTGCGTCCATCTGAATGAACTCCGAAGTCGAAGCATCAAACTTCAACACACGCACAGCAGGTGAAACCACTTTCATGCCTTTCGCCATACGCTTATTCGTTGCCTCAATAAATACGTTAGTCACTTCTAATTCTTTAAGCACACCCTTATAGTTAATCTGTTGTTCAACACAGAAGTCTTTGAACTGCTTAGCTGCAATATACAAGTGCTTGGTATCCGGCTCGTAACGTACTAGCAACTCGGCACGTGGTTCAAGCAACGGCATAGCTTCTAAATTACTACGTGCATCAACCTCACCGTTCACTACAAGTGCGTTGTTCATGTGGCTATTAATAAACTCACCAAGAATTAATGTTGGGTTTGATTGCGGTGGTTTAATATCTTCACGCATCTCAGAAAGCATACCGACTAACCAATCATACACAGCAGCCATGTCGTAGTCGTGCAAGCCTATGCTTTTAGCAATCAAACCACCGGCAATATTACATGCGGCTACAGCCGACCAGAAACGTTCACGGCTAGTAAACTGTACCTTCTTATCAATACGAGCTTGGACTTTAGCAATTAAATCTTTTGCGCTTTCTAAATTGTTTACAAGCCACTGTGCGTATATATCACCAGCATGTCCAAAGTTCTCACGTAGTTGATGGTCAAACATTTGTTTACCTAAGGCTACATCTATCACATTGTTTGGAGCAATAGAATATTCCAATAGCCTCATTGACTCGCCATCAGGAGAGTTCTTAGCAGCACCGAGCTTTTCATAGAAGCTAGCGTTTGCAGACGATAGGGTGATGCCTTGCCATGAAGTGTTGTTCACCCGCATCTCATTTGACTGCGACTTCACACGGTTCTTACCCCTACCCTGAGATATGCTGTAAGACAAATCAGAGAACTCCATCGGCGTGGTATTTGTTATCTCGTCAATGGTATTAGGTAAATTGTTCATCACACCGAGTCGGTGCATCTTTGCATTGAACGTATCTTTCCAAATCGAAGCCAGCTTCTGCGGCTCTCCGTATACGCTGTTACACATATAGAGTGCGGTTGATTTACCTGAACCTGATCGTTGGTGAATAACATTAATAATTGCGCCACTCAAGCCAGTGAACTTTAGCAACGGGGAACCAAAAGCTGTTAGTGCAGCAAACGCATGGGGTTCCATACCCGGCAGTGAATACATATTGAATACTTCTTTCCACTTCTCAAAGTCACCCTTAGGGTATATCAATGCGGAATCTTCCTTCGTTGCTGTAGAGGGTGGGCTATAAAATATGCCATCCTTAGTTATTTCTCTGTCGCCGAGAATAAATTTACTATCCCCGTCAACCCATCCAAATTGTGTTCTCATAATCTCAGCCTTATTTACATACTGTAGATTTTTTACAAACGTCATCGTGTACCACAACAACGCATCTACTTGTTTACCCGACGGCGCAACCCCTTGCGGAGCTAACGCATCCCTTAGTTTTTCTTTAACAACTGCTTGTGCTAGCGGAATAGAAAACTCCCGCACCCCGTCACGTGGTAGGTGCAACCTAAACAGCAACGTCTCCCCTGCATTAGGGTCGGTCATGCGTTTAACTATGTACAAGTCATGCTCGTACACAAGTAATGGGTCGTCTTCATCTTCCATAGGCTTACGATACACACCACCGTTTTTACCTCTAAAGAATGGCGGGGGGTAAGCAGGTATCTTGTATGTTTGGTCTTCGCCATCTTCTTCAACTACAACTTCGTTGTCGTCGTCGGCTGCTTCCAATACTTCAATACCTAGAATAATAGGAGAAGTTATCTTGCCCTTGTGTATACAGCCATCACAACCACCGGGATTCCACTTTTCAAATGTAGTGCAATGGTGTGGACCACCCGTACGGCGTAAGTCATCTATCTTTTTATCTACTTCAGCGCGGTCGTAATCTGGATACTTCTCAGACATACGATGAGATGCCATATCCCCATCAACACAGAATGCTGTAATAGAAAGGGAAGACCGCCACATATCATACGAAATATTTTCTTGGTTCTCGTAACAATGTAATAGTTGTTGGCAACCTTCTTCTTTCGCCGACTTAATCATGATGGTTTTGAAACGCTTAACCTTATTGGAAAGCATAGCTTCCATCATGGGACTTAAAGTCTTGGGTAAGAAATCAGGTTGTTCTGCTACTGGGTCTGGTGCACCCAGCAAGTCTTTCATTTGCTGATACGTTATACGTGCTGAGCTATCATTAATAACATCAACGTCGGCTTCAGTATCGTATTTAAAATTCTTAGTGCCGGGGACACGCAGTACACGAGATGCTTCGAATACTGAAGCATCCACAATCAAATTATGTTGTACACAAAGATCACGTAGTCGGTTTGATAGAGGCTCCCATTCTCTCCGATCAATAGTTTCTTCTAATAACCAATACGCATGTATGCCGTATCCTGAGTTAACCATGATAGGGCGGGGCAGTCCGACTTCTTTGCAGAAGCGTTTGAACTCCACCATGCCATCGTCTTGCGTTAAATACCCTTTGATGATTCCCTTCTCATCAGGTACGCCCTTAGTCGGACCGCAATCAATGTCTATCCAAAGTGCTCGGAAGTGTTTAGCGTTAGCATGTGTTCGGTTATTTAGTGCGCCAAACTTAGCGCAACCAAAGTACACATCAAATTTACCGGCTAATAGCTTGGCAACTTGTGCGTCTACTTCTTCTCGTGTATCCCAAAATGTTTGATCTGCATACTTGCCTACCCCTATGACACAATACCGCCCTTCGGTCGGTAACACTGCATCAAGTAGATCAAAGTTAGCCATATTATTTTAGGGTGAGTTAGGCATATAGGGGGCGGTTGCCCCCATGCTCAATTAGTTATTTGCGGTTCTTAACTGATGCTAGGAACTTAGAGATACGGTCGCTTCTGATGCGGTCGGGGAATGATACTCCCCAAAACCAGTTGTAAACCGTAGCACGGCTTACACCCAATTTATCCGCAACAGAGTTGACCGGTATCCCAAGATCAATGCAGATTCTGCCCAGAGCTACACCCAGCGACTTTCTCGCGTCGGCTTTTTTATTGGCTTCTACTAGCCGCTGACTGTATCCATAACTCATGGTTAGTCCTCATCGCTCCATGCTTTGACTACTGACTCAAGACTTTTCTTAGCTGCGGGTGGTGTCTCAGCTTTCTTAGACTCACGTTTCTTTGGTTCTTCGATTGCAGGTGCAGCTTGCTCAAACTCTTCATCATCCTTTGCTTTAGGCGCAGGTAAAGCACGTCCACTTGCATCGGCTTGATAAGGGGTCATCGTTACCATCATCTTAGTATTAGCAGACTCAGATGCGGGTTTAGTAACTGCATACTGCTCACGAGAGATATGACCAAGAGGTGCAAACAACACAGACTGATTGTCGTTATCTTCGTTGAAGCTGATTTGCGTTACAAACCAATCAACACTCTTACCGTTGTTAGCTAAGTACTTGGTGTAGTTTTCAAATTCAAACTTATCACCTTTGGTATCACCGAACAAAGACTTAGATGCCAAGTTCATTTGATACACAGAACCTTCTAATGCAGTACCAAAGTCATCTACTAACATCAATGCTAAACGACGTGAGTAGCGGCAGGCTTTGGAGTTACCCATACCTGAACCCTTAATATTGTTAGGGCAGCTATCGCAACGATCAGCCGGTGGTGCTTTCACACCTTTATCAGGAGTGCGACCATCGTTGGAGAAGCAGTCGGGTGCAGATGGCTCGGCATCAGGAGACCATGTTTTAGCGTAGAAGATACGACCTACATCAATCGACGCATTAACAATGATCACGTTAAGTGGACCGCCTGTCTTGCCCATCTCTTCACCGCCAACAACTTTGCGGAAGATACCGTTCTTAGGAACGATACGTTTAACACCGGTCTTACCTGCAAGCTGTTTGGTTAAATCACTAACACCTGCATTTTGCAAGAAGTCTGGTAGGTCTTGGTTTACTAAAGCTAAATTACTCATATATTCCTCACGAAGAACGTCTAACGGTTATGGTGTACTCACTCTCTACATTCAAACCCATAGGGAGTAAGTTAGGATTCTCGGAGAGAAACTCCTTCATGTGTGTCTGATGAAGTCTCTTCTCCAGTAGGCCAAATGCTTCATGCTCACGAATGAACGTGTACATTGAATCCCAGTCATTCGTCCAGTATCTAGATTTCACTTGACGGATAACAGTGCCGTGTTCGGTACGTATACTTGTTGCGTTGTTTTGTTTACAGATGTTGAGCATCTCTTCTTGGAGCATCTGCATCTGTACTTCAAGCTCTTCGTCTTCAGCTTGGAATCTTTGCTTTAGCTCAGCACGTTGGTCACGTAGCTTAAGATATGCTTTGGTGAGTTTATCTAATGGGATGGATGACTCTACTGTTTCTAATACTTCGCTCATATATTCTCCTAATACGCTAATAAAATTACGGGGTCACAGAGTGGAAGGGAAATCTTAACAAGGAAACCCTGCCCCCGCTGCTATTGTTTTGCGCCACCTATAGCTGGGCGATGTCACAACAACTCAAATATAACACACGATTAGACAATGTCAAGAGTTATCCTCAAGTTCTTGACGATATAAGTCAATTATTTTTTGATGTCCACTTATGTTGTTACGCAACAAAGAATACAGTCGGCTCTCAACTTGGCTACCTTTAATATGCACAATGGTCATGTTGTTCTTCTGACCGGGTCGGTCTATACGTGCATTAGCTTGCAAGTATGTCTCTACGCTAGTAGTCGGTGCATACCAGATGATTGTGTTTGCTGCGGTCAACGTCAAACCATGTGATGCAGCCTGTGGTTGAATTACTAATACCTTAGGGTGTTCACAAGTTTGAAACTCTTTAACTATATCCGCTCGTTTGTTAACCGGCACATCACCATTAATAACATCGCAACTTATGTTGTGGCTAGTTAAATACTTTTGCAACACCTGTATGGTATGCGTGAACGGAACAAACACAAGCACCTTGTGGCTTGACTCTTCTATAACTTCACGTACAACTTTTAATCTTGTGGAAACATCGAACTCAATTACTTCTCTGTTGTCTGTATATACTGCACCACCGGCTATTTGTAATAACTTATTAATTTTAGATGCGGCATTCAGAGAACTTACTTCTTCTCCGTCGGCTTCAATCAACATCTGTGCTTTCATTGTCTGGTAGTACTTAAGCTGCTGCGGTGTTAGTGGTGCTTCACGATCTACAAATGTAATCGGCGGCAGGTCAATACACTGCGACTTCTCAAACCGGATAGCAGGTTGTAATGCTTTGTGAACTATCTGTTGTGAATTAGCTTTAGGAATCCATGTGAACTCACTAACCTTCATCATCACCTGATCACGGAACTGACCAAAGAACGGTGGTACGTTTGTTGGGTTGACTAGCTTTGCTAATCCGTAAGCATCCACAGGCGACTGGGCTGCTGGTGTTCCAGTTAACATCCACAAACCCTTTACAGTTTTGCAAATGTCACGCAGTGTTTTCCATCTATCAGTCTGTGCATTCTTATAGGCTGACGCTTCATCCACCACAACTAAATCAAACCCTGCCTTGATGATGTCATCCTTAACAATCTTCACACCATCAAAGTTAATAATGATGAATTCGTAGTTACCTTTAATAATCTCTTTACGTTTAGCCGCAGAGCCATGACAAACTGCTACGGTTCTATGTATAGCGAACTTAAACAAATCTTCTTGCCATGCTGACTTCATAACAGACAACGGAGCAATTATTAATACTTTCTTAATTGCATTTTGGGACATCAAGTAATCTGTCGCCCAGATAACTGATGCTGTCTTACCTGTACCCTGCTCGTTAAAACAAAACGACTTCTTGTTTAATATTAAGAACTCGGCTGTCTGCTTCTGATGTGCAAATGGAGTAAACCCCTGAGGTCTAGGCCATTGATAGGCTTCTAACGTCATTTTTTCTTACGCTCCTTCGCGCTTACTTCAGATACAACCTTGTGGTTTGAACCGCGCTTGAACGAACGGTTGGCACTAGGGGCTTCGATGCGTACACCATTCTTATTAGAGCCACCCTTTGACAGAGCCACTCGGTGCGCAACATCTTTACCTTCTCTAATATCCGCAATCTTGTTACCGTTCTTATCCGCATTCTTCTTATCTATTGCCTCACGAGCACGTTCACGTTCACGTCGCTCGTCGGCTTCACCTCTAGATAACTGCTGTTGGTATTCTTTCTTGTAAGGTCTGGGTTTGTTTACGTATGGCATAGCTAACTCCTGTTGTATTCACATTGTTTGACGGCACAAAACCTACACAGGGGACCCTCTATAGGATTCCATACGTCAGTACGTATAGCCGATTCAATACGTTCCACGTCAGGTGTTACCTGCTCTATGTAATGAACCCGCTTGTCATAGGTGTGGTCTGCCTTTACAAACTCTTTGCTAACTACAAACACAAGCGCAGACTTAATCTTTTTCACTTTTGGAAACTTAGCAAAGATAGCGGCAGCAACTAAGTCTAACTGTTTCTTATCTGCATATCTAGCGTTCTTGCTTGTTTTGTAATCAATCGAATATGCTAATTCTTTTTCCTCATTGATAATTACCAAGTCGGCAATGCCATGCCACCATACGTCTGGTGCGCTGAAGTCACATGGCTTTAAGTCACGAGTCAAACCCAACTTAACTTCGCACAACTTCTCCCCGGGGATAGCAGCTAACTCTTCTAACGTAGCCACAAGGTATTCAAACGCTTCAGGTATAGGCTTGCCATCTCTGATGAATTCCTCGGCAACTGTGTGCATCTGCTTACCATATAGCGTAGCCTTAGTATCAGGCTCTTTAATATCCTTCGCTATCTTGGTGTGGTAGTACTTCTTAGGGCACTGTTGAAAAGTTTTTAAACTACTAAACGACCAGACTATAGACATCATTTATCCTTTATTAATCTATAACGCCACACAGGGTTCCACGATGCCGGACTATGCGTTGTTTGTACTTCTAACTTACCCATCTTCAGTAGCTGATCTCTCACATGAGAAAAATACTCATCAATATCAGTTTCGTAATTTATTTCAACCCAATCAGACCCATACCTAACTAACCAATGACCAATGAACTGTTGTTTTTTATCAGCGTAAACTGGATGTTCTAGTATGCTTCTCATTAACAGTCTCCATAGGAAATACCCGACCCTGCTTCGCAGTTTAACGGTAACTCAGAACACCAATCAGAGCGTATGCGCATACACAACTCAACGAACTCTTTGGCTTGATCAACTTCTGCTTCTGGAACTACGCAAGCAATAGCATCATGTACTGTCATAGCTACTTTGTACTTCTTAGCTATCATTAACATCTGATCACCGATAATGATTCGGGCTAATGCTTGGCACACATTCTCTACAACCTTCCCACCGTATATGCGGTTAGGAATAATTGCTTTACCTTTCTTAGTGTCGTACACATACTCTAGCTTCTCGTTAGTACGCATCTCACGTAAGTTAGGATATTTCATGTACAAACCGTTTGGGAGCCTGATGCCCTTTACTCCTTCAACCTTCAGTACCCCATCACGTCCTAGCGTCGTGGTACTGTTGCGATTAATAGCTTCAACTGCTTTACTAGCAGCTTTCCAAAGTTCGGGGATATAGGGATAAGTCCGTCGGTAGACATCAATGATACGTTTGCACTCATCGAGTGAAGTTTCAACGCCGAATGTTTTAAGTTGCGCCTGAAACTTGTTTGCGCCCATGCCGTACCCTGCGCCCAGAATCGTCGTCTTACCAACGAACCTCTCGTCTTTCGTAATTTCCGCTTCGGGCTTTCCATAAATTGCCGATGCCATGATTTTGTAAACATCTTCACCCCTTTCAAAGGCTGACACCAGATCATTCTGCCCTGCAAGCCATGCGAGTGTTCGGGCTTCAATCTGGGATGAGTCTGAGTCGATAATTCTGTATCCATCGGGCGCAACGATTGCGTCCTTGATTGGCGATTGACGTGGCAGGTTTTGCAGATTCATTTTGTCATCACCGCCCCAACGTCCGGTGTGGGCGGCATAGTATCTTAGGGGAACTGGTAGATGACCTCGGAGTCCCACCTTAATCATTCGCTCGGTTCTTGTTTCTTCTAACGTAGACTTAACACCAAGACGGGCTGACACTAAAGTCTGAACGGCTATCAACGGATGGTCGAGCAACGCTTTGAACTCCTCATCGTTCTTAGCGAACGCCCACGTTTCTTTGCCTGTGGTAGGGCTGACCTTGCGGGGAGGAGTCACACCTAACAATGTTAGCTGATCGGCAAACTTCTCACTTGATGACAATATCTCCGGAGTCAAATTTGCTTTTTGCAACAACTGAAACTTCTTCATACGTACAATAGTTAAGTGCTGTTGCATCGCTTTAACATTAACGCGTAATACTGGTTCTGAGAACATACGTATGGTTAAGTCTATAAGCCTCAACTCTTTCGGAGGGAAGTCGGCATTAAGTACATTGAACAACTCGTACGTAATGTTGCAGTCGTTCATGCAGTACTCGCCATAAGTTCTTAGTTCCGGATCACGAAAGTCGGCACGACGTTTGCCCAACGCATTTACCACTTCGCTCCCTTTTTCTCCGAGTCCGTAGTACTTAACCAACGCAGCAAGGCTTCCACCAACCTCGATGGTATGGATAGCACGAGCCATACTAAGCGTATCGAGCCACCCACGAGGGCATATATCAAAGTGCCAACTAAGTATAGCGGCATCAAAAATAGCATTGTGAGCCAGAACAAGGTGCTCACCCATATTGAAGGTTTGAAGATGCGCTTTGATCTCTTCGGTACTCCCACTGAACCACGTTGCCGGACTATCATTTATCTTTACTCCTACTCCAATAACTTCAAACCTATCATCACGTATGTATTCCTCAGTCGTCAATTTAGATAGACTGAAGTCCCTGTCGTAGTACGTTTCAAAGTCCAACGTGATTATGTTCATCTACCAACCAATCCGTTAAAGAAGCTACCCCAAAATGATTTAGGTTTGGGTTGCGTTAAGTTTGCGTATATTGATGTATCACTTGTTGTCATGGCTATGTTTTGATATGGGCTAGAAATAGGAAGTGTTACAATCTTACCCTGACCCAATACCCCGCTACCGCCACCGCCACCACCTGACATAAAGTAACCACCTGACGGGTATGGTGCTTCTGTCTTTTCTTCCTTATCCTCTAACAACTTAGCCATAACTCGATTAGTAAACACCTCTTGGTGTATCTTACGCATACCATCTCGCAATGCGTCTATCTCAGCAGGTGTAAGTGCGTGTGACCAAAAACCATCTCTAAGTTGATGATGGTGTGTAAACTCTTCCCACTTAGATGAATCTTTAAACTCTTCAGGGTTAGACTCCATACGTCTAAGTAATATCTTTACACCGTCACAAAATTCTTCATTCATTGAGAGTTCTCCTTTAATAAAAGCTCTAATAACGGTAGCCTAGAAGGTGTAACAGTAAGAGCCAATCCACCTGTATCTTGTATTATGTGTAACTCCCTTATCTGCAATGATGTCGGTGCTTTGCCTTCTGCCTTACACTCTATCCCTAAGAATCTACCACCCTTTAAACAACATATTATGTCTGGTATGCCTGACCTTCCGTATCCATGCGTAGCGGGAAAGAAATAGTACGCATTAAACTTTTTCAATAACTTAACAACATCATCTTTAACTTTGCCTTCAGGTGTCCTTGCCATCGTCGTATATCCATTCAAGTAAAGTAGTGCCCTTGTGTTGAGCGATAGTGAGTTTGAAGTCTATGCCCTGACAATGTTCGCAATCAAAATGAATAATGCACCCCTGCCTACGGCTGCTAGGGTTATTAGAATGTTCGCTAGGGATTTGTTCAGAGAATACGCTTGAACCGTCAACGATCACACAGCGTACTTTATCGGCATCTTCGACACGATTGTAGGCTTCGATTGTGCCTTGATGTAAGTAGGTTTCGCCGCAGCTAGGGCATTTGAGGGCACATATACTTGCGTATGTATTAGTGTCTATTTCAACTGCTTTTTTGTATTGCATAGCTAACTCCTCGACAAATTTTCTAATCCCTAATATACCACAAGATTTGACTTTGTCTAGTGTTAGATAATAAAAAAGCCGCCCTAAGGCGGCTTGACCTAACAATGTTAGGTTAGTTGTCTATGCTGTTCTGCCGAACGTAGTCGGTTAGAATCTCCCGCATCTTTGCTTGCTTGGTGTATGGAAAGTGTTTGTTGAAATACTCCATCACCTCCGTCGGTAGTCGTAAGCTCGTACAAAATAAAGCGGGTTTCTTTGCAAGCCCCCGCCCCTTACGCTTCTTCTCCGGCTTCAACAACTCTATCCCCGTTGTCAATTAGTACCTCCTTAGGTTTAGATGAATATATGCTTGGTGTTACACCTTCAGCGCACCACTTGCATTGCCATCGGTTAATCTTATTACTCCGCTTCATGCGCCCACCCTCAGTAGGTTTTGTTGCAGAGCATGAAGTGCAGTACCTTCTATCCATTACTCCCCCATGTACTTGTGAACGAACCACATTACTACTGCACACAATACCGCAGTCCATAGTAATGCTCCGCTTAACATCAAAACAAAGCTAACCCAAATCATATACGTAGCAACGCATTGATAAGTTTAGTAGTCAACCCAATACGTTCAGGGTTATATCCACTATATAAAGCCTCAGCTAATCTCTCCTCGTTGGTCAACTCACGTTGCTTGTACGGTGCTACCCAGAACGCACCGATCTTTGGCGGCGATTCT